CTTAGCAAAGATGCGGCCGTTTTCTGTGGTCGAATTAGCCATAGCATCACTGTCTATAACTGTAAGATTTTGACCAAGAAACGATAGAGGATTACCCCATGTACCGGAGGCAAGTTGAGCGTGTGTATAAGCTTCCAAATCTCCCCAAAGAATAGGGAGTTTCTTAGCAATAGGGATAGTTTTAGTTTGGATATCCATCGTTGTTTTACCGTCAATACCCCACCAGAACAAACGCTTATAAGCAGAAGGAGCTTGAAAGTCATAGCTCTTAGTACGCATACTACATTCCATGTACTCTACGGTATTGGCAGTAACAATATGTCGATCGGTACATTTAATGAGAGTAAAAGGAGAAGTATCATTGGTACGACTAAATGCAGGGTTAGTAAGAGTTACTATATCCCCATTAGCCATAGTGGAAGATTGGATAGTTAAGTAACCCTGAATAGCTTGATCCGGTACTGTAAACGTAGCACTGACAGTACCGCTTACTGCTATATCAGTTGTTACAGTAGCTCCACTAGCTAATAGGTACGTCATACGAGCGTTAATCGTACCTGTACCGCTATTGGTCATAGTCGCTGTTAGTTTAAACCGCTGACCTGCTGAACAGAAGATATTCCAGTTAGAAGTATTACCACTGTTGTTCAGATAGATAATTCCTACGTTACCGGAAGTTGTATCAGTCTTAGTGAAACTGAGTACTCCTGCATTAGCCGATGCACTAAATCCTGTTCCAACATTAGAGTCGATATATGTAGGATCGTTAAAAGTAGGATCAGTAATATAGTTAGTACTAGGATTTTGAATAAGACCTTGCGAAGCCGCGATATACAAGTCAGGATTCGATGAAGCCGGATCGGTGGGTAATTCGATGAATCGTCCGGGAGTTCCATTATAGCTTCTCCATTGACCCCATGTTTTAGTATCAACATGGAATGAGTAGATTGCATTGTTATATTGGACAACGATACGCCTAGTTACCACAGACATATTAACTGTAGGAGCAGAACTATCTACCGCTGCGTTATTTCCATCAATACTGAAAAGAACAAGCTTATTGATTTGAATAAAGATGTTATTGATAAGCTCGTAAATCTTACCTTGATGGTAGATATAAACGTAATTCTCAAAGTTAAGAGCCGAATACTGACCTGACGTTCCGATATAATCACTAATGCGGCTAATCTCACCGTTCTTAGGGGCAGAAGGGTAGGAGAAGCGATAAGTAGCATCGCTCTTGAAAATAATCATAGAGTTCTGCAAAGGTAATAGACAGGTAATAAACCCACCGTAACCGGGGTCAACTTGGATATTATCTCCCGTAGCAGAGGTATCCCAAAGCTCAGGGTGAATACCTGTAGAGTTGATAGTGGAAAAGTATACGGTATTAGCAGCCGCAGCTGTAGTAGTGTCGCAAATCCACAGACGAGTCTTATGGGCAATCATAATAGTGCCTTTAGGCATCTGCGTTATATTAGTTGCGGCCCCGCCTTTAACCCAAGAAAACCCCGCTATAGTTGATCCCGGACCGACACAGAAATAAGCTGTCTGCTGCCACTGAATATAACCTGTTACCTTGTTGGCGGCAGAGGTCATTGTCTTAATATTGATAACAGTAGAAGTAGGATCAGCATTTAAATAAGCGTCCAAAGACCAGTTACCCGGAGAGGTCATCTTTTGTGCAATGAGATACCACTCTGTGGTAGATACACGATAAATACCAAGGACTAACCAGCCCTCAGTACTAATATTTCCTAGAAGTGAGCCAGTAACTACCTGCATAGGCGGACGAGCACTAAGGGAGTGATCGAGAGTTACTTCAAAGTTAACTAGGTCTACTACCTCAGTATCGTCAGATTCACCTGCCTGAGATATGTTATTGAGTCCTTTAACAAAAGGCCCAATTGTTACTGGCTTTCCGGGCATCTTACCACGAATCCTCAGGGTCTAGTGTAATAGTGGGAAAGGTATTATCCTGTGCAGTAGTCCTACTACTGAGAATACCCATAGACTTTTCAAACTGAGACTGCTTTACCTGAGAAGCTTGAAAGTTCTCATCCAATTCATAAGCCTGTTGAAGAACATACTGCAAAAGAGCGTTGTAATATTCATCAGGAATATCAAGCAAATCTCCCACAGAAGAAACACTCTTAGGGATAGTTGTAAAGTGAATCATTAGGCCGCCGACAAGGCCGTCTGTAGGGATAGGATAAAGGTGAAGATCACCGGCATCTTCCCACCATACAGTAGGAATACCGTAAGCCGGGGGAGTCGTAGCCGTATTGATTACGAAGTTTTCCGCTTCCTCGAAAGTAATGTTCTGCATAGCTTGTCCGTTGTACCGAACAGAACGAATTTTGAGGATATTAGTAAGATTTGGATCGGTACGTAAAGGGTACGTATCCTGACCTTGGATAACATCTGTACTCGCCTTAGTTGCATTAATGGTATAATTCTCATTAGCAATTTCCCGCTGACCTTTATTAATCCAACGGATAATATCGGCAGGGGTTACTTGAACACCAGATTCATCGCCGAACTGGCGTTCTACATCGGTGACAACATCATTGACAGCGTGGGTCTTATATTCGACCGACATTACCCTATCCTTCTGCCGTCAGGGAGTTTATAAGAGTGAAGCGGCGACCTAGCCATTGAGTGAACAATTTCTAGTTCTTCGTGAAATTTCTCCTTAATAGGAGCCATTTTCTTCTTTTTCTCTTGTGCGAGTTCGGCATGAAATTTAGCGAATAGCTCCCGCCCATCATGGCGCTGAGAATCATTCTCCCAGAGCCACCTTAGCAAGAATCCTATATTCTTAGCTTCGGCTTGGGTCAATTCTTTAATAACAAATTCCCCAATCCCGTCAACCAACGCAAAAGGCTTGTCCTTTGAGTGCGAAGCTCGAACCTCAGGGGGCATATAGGCAAGCCTGAGGTTAGGGTAGTTTCTATTTATCTCTGAATCGTTATCAAGAATCTCAGAGGGAATGAGACTACCGTTGACAAATTCGCTTACCATTTCAATTACCCTTTTGTCTTAGTAGATTTTCAACATTTGGCCGACGTAAATAAGATTAGGATTAGCAATCCCATTCCATTCACAGATACTTGCTACGCTAACTCCATAGTAATTAGATACCATTGTCAGGTTATCTCCCGGATCAACCCTCCACCATCCCCTTACTCCGGTAGGAGCAGGAGCAGGTGCAGGTGCAGGTGCAGGTGCAGGTGCAGGTGCAGTTCCCGGAACGTTAATAATCTGACCGGCATGAATTAGATCGTAATTGATTCCGGGATTGACTGCCTCCAATGCGCTAAGACTTACACCGAACTGGGCCGCAATAGAGGTAAAGGTATCTCCTGCGGAAACTGTAGCAGTAAAGGTCTGTGGCTTAGGAGCCGGTGCAGGAGCCGGTGCAGGAATAGGCGTAGGGGGATTAGGAGCAGGAGGATTAGGATGCACGTTAGAAGGCTGTGCATATCTATCCCACTGAGCTTCATCCCCGTAAAAGACGGAAAGATCAAGAGCCTGAGAATAGCCATTGATATAACCTGTGGAAGCGTACTGATAAGCCGCTACTGTTCCCCAATTAGCAACTTCTGCGGGATATTCCCAGTCAGCGTGAAAGCCCTGAACAGGAGAGCCATAACGATACTGAGCAATCCACAGACTGTATTCTGCCTTTACAGTATCCCAGTTAGCACCATTATAAGCGGCCTCGTTCATGTAAATCCAAGGCGATACTCCGGTCTGAGCACGAACTTCATCAAGAAATTCTTTAGCCAAATCGGCGCGGCTTACATCAGTTTCTTCCCAGTCGAGAATCGGAATACCATCTCCGAAATAACCTCGGCACTGACTAACAAACCAATCAGCTTCTGCCTTAGGGTTAAAAGCTCCTTCGGGAATATGATAGAAACCGCGTTTCTTACCAGCACGCTTAGCCTTCTGGTACTGAATATCTGCAAAAGGACTTACAAAGTTAGTACCGGCAGTGCAGCCTACAACGACGCCTTTAACATCAGGCATATTTCCCGGCTCAATGTCTGGCTGGAATTTTGATACGTCAATAAAGTCGAGTGTCATTATGTCACCTTCTAAGTTGTGCTACAATGGTATAAATCAGGGTTCCGATAGCGATAATAGGACTTAGTACCGTAATGGACTTAGCTAATGCGTTATCTAGCCTAGTCTGAATAGCTGAAACATCGGTACGTATATCTTTGATATTATCTATCGATACGTCTACCCTTGCTGACAATGCAGATAGCGCACTATTTCCATTATCTTTAACGGCAGATAGATCATTTCTTACTAATTTAATATCAGCATCATTAGCATCAATACGTCGGGAATGGTCCAAGATTACTTGTGTTAGCATTCCTTCAATTTTTGCTATGTCTATTCTTACCTGAGTTACCGTGTTATGTTCGTCCCCAGTTTCCATAACATAACCCCTTAGACGGCGAGCGCTACAAAAGTACCAAGCGCGGCGGATGTTCCACTAACGGTACAGAAATAAAGCCGCTGACTTGATGTTCCGGGGGTATCGGTACGGACATAAAGGTCACCCGCAGTTCCCCCGTTAGGGACAGTAGGCAAAGCAGGAACACCGGAGCCAGTCCAGATAGTTGCTTCCTTTACTACGCCAAGGTTAAGCTGACGGAAATATTCAGCTTCAGTATTAGTATACTCATTATCTGCTGCTGTGCGGTTAGGAAAGAAGCGTGCAAGCTTCTTTCCGAACCACTCTGTCTTATGCTTATACGGAGGATCGCCCGCTGTATAGTTATTAGTCATTTCATTTTCTCCTTAGGAGGTGTTGCTTCTAGTCTACGGTTGCGCACGCAGATAGTAAAGCTCTTCATTTTGATAGGGGTTAAATATTTTACTCTGAGCATCACTTACGCTTAGAGTATTATCCCCAGCTAGTCCGCACCAATAGATTTTTTCCATAGAGTCAGTGTCTAAATCAGTACGAGAAGTCTTAATCTGGAGAAATTTGTGATATAAAGAATCTGTATCAAGGTTATTTGCTCCTACTGTTTTAGTATAATAAGATACACGAGTCTCATCCAAAGAACCCAAGGTAATACCTTCTATCGTATAGGGACCTAACCACCCAGAGCTAATATCCTGTGCTGCTATATCGTCAAAAGCAATGATCCTAGACTGAGTACCAGTAGACTGTCTACCGAGAGATACAGCTGCACAATCATATGCACCTGCGTTATGTGAAGCGGTAGAATCGTATGTATATACTGGAGAAGTAGAATCACCTAGGTAATATGAATATTCATATCTTCCAGTAGTAGAACCTTTAGTTACTGCAAACTCTATACGAACCCATTGATTAATTGGAAAAGTTGAAGGAGCGTTACTTCCTGAAACGGGATTATTAGCAGAAGATAAAACTTGAAGATTACCTGTACTATTAATAACCAAGCTGCACATATTGGTAGAGTTACTGTTGACAAAAGTAGCTAACCATTCGGTAGCACTAGGTAAATCAGGAACATTAAGATAAAATCTAAAAACAGTACGCTGAGTTGTAGCAATGTTCCAAGTAAGATAACTGGGATTAGTTATTCCATAGTTAAAAGAAAAACCTAAAAGACCGTGATCTTTTGCCGTTGTGGCGAAAGTAATAGAATTTCCAGCACCTATGTTGGCAGTAGTTACAGCGTTCCCAGAAGCACCGCCGCTATTAGCAGAAGTTACGGTTACTCCGTCAGCGCCTCCTTCGGCACTGTTAGCTATGCTAGGCATTATTATTTCTCCTAAGACATGAAAAGAAGGGGTAGGGATAATCCCTACCCCTTCTCATTTCCAAGTGCTGAGTCCGTTTGGCTAATCAGCGGTGCTGAAATTTTCTCAGCTTTTGGTTATTACGGAGTATCCTCAGTGATATTAGTAACAATACCGTGGGAGTTACGCCGAGTAGTACCGAGTTCAGAGTACTCATAAAGCTGAGCCACGTAAGCATCATAACGCCCGTTAGCATCAACCTTCTGCTTCCACATAGACCCATCCCGGTCAAGGAACTTAAAGCCATGAGGACGATAAAGCTGGATAGCCTTTTCGTTAACCATAAACATGGTAGAAGCAGGAGCATCAATATCG